GCGGCGTGGGTGAAGATCCAGGAGCGCGCGATTGCCGAGGTGGAAGCTGCCGGGAAGCTGGTTGCTGAGACGCCGAATGGGCATACGCAGAAGATCCCGCAGCTCAACGTGCTGGCGGATGCGACGAAGCAGGTGTTGGCGTTGGCGCAGCAGCTTGGTCGTACGCCGGCTGCGCGTGTTCGGTTGGGTGCTGATATAGAGCGTGAGGAGTCGGACGAGGAGCTTGATCTCCCGCCGTTGCCGGAGCGGAAGCGTGCCGCCGCGTCGGCCGCCTGATCCGTTCATCGTTGCCCCCGCTTTCGAGACTGAGGGGCTGCGTGTTGCGGCGTTCATTGAGCGGTACTGCCGTCATTCGAAGGGGCAGTGGGCTGGTCGGCGTATCGCGCTTGAGGCGTGGCAGAAGTGGGCGCTGAACGAGATTTTTCGTACTGACCCGGAGACGGGGTTTCGGTATTGGCGTCAGGTGTTGTGGATGATTCCGCGCAAGAACGCGAAGTCCACGATCATCAGTGCGTGTGGGCATTACCTGCTTGGGTTTGATGGTGAGGGCGGCCCCGAGGTGTTCAGCGCTGCGTGGGGCGCGGAGCAGGCCGGGGTGACGATGGATGCCGCGAAGGCGATGCGGCAGATGAGCCCAACGCTGCGGAAGCGGACGCGCGAGTACGCGCACGAGATCCGGTCGATTCACAACCGGGGCACGTGGAAGCGCGTGTCGAAGCTCGCGGATATGCAGCAGGGCACCAACCCTCACGCTGCGTTGATCGACGAGTACCACGTGCACAAGCGCTCGGACCTGTATGACGCATTCAAGCGTGGCACGCAGGCGCGTGAGCAGCCGATGATTCTGATCATCACGACTGAGGCGAACGATGACACGGGGCCGCTTGGTGCGATGCAGGATGGTTTCCTTGCGTCGCATGTGGAGCGTGAGCAGGTGTCGCCGTACTTGGTGGTGGCGAAGGATCACCGCTCGCGCTCGTTGATGATTCGGTGGGGGCTCGAGAAGGACGCTGATGTCGACATTGACGATCCTGCGGTGGTGCGTGGGTGTAACCCTGCTGGGTGGCTGGATCCGCAGCGTTTGATCGATGAGTACCTGCATGCGCCCGGTGCGCTGGAGAGCGATTTTCGGCGGTACCACCTGAATCAGTTGGTGACGAGTGAGGAGCAGGTCATCAAGCCGCACGAGTGGGACGCGTGCTACATGGAGGGGGCGCGCATTCCTGATGGCGCTCCGGCGTATAGCGCGACGGATCTGGGGTTCACGGGGGACTGGTCGGCGCACGTGATCGCTGCCGAGGTGGACGGGCGGATTGTGCTGCAGGGCAAGGGGTGGGAGCCGCCCGGTGATGGGCAGCAGACGTACATTCGCGGGACGGTGCACGAGTATGCGCGTGAGGAAGCGAAGCGTTTGCGGATGGATGGGATGCTGGTCGACAAGTACCAGGCGCGGACGCTCATGCAGGACTGGCAGATGGAGGGATTGCCGGTCGCCGAGTTCGGGATGGAGAACACGTTCATGTGCCCGGCGTCGAACACGTTCCTTGAGATGGTGCGAACGAAGCGCATCGCGCACGATGGAGACCCGGAGCTTCGTCGGCACGTGTTGAACATGCGGAGCCAGTCGACGGGTATGACGAGCTGGAAGTTGGCGAAGCATCCTCGTAACGATGAGACGCCTGATCATGGGCATTTCAAGACGGATATGGGGATGTGTGCTGCGGCTGCTGTGTATCAGGTGGCGGCAACGCCGACGAGCGCGGTGGACACGTATGGTTTGTTCATCTAGGCGGGAGCGTAGTTACGCCATGCGTGGTGGTGGGCGTGCGTGTGAAGCTGTTTTCGCGTACCCGTATCCCCGCTGGCTCGATCGTGGCAGTGCACCAGAAGGGTGACGGGCCAACCGTTCGGGGCGCTTTCGTGCGCGAAGCGCGTCGCTACGTTGAGCTGCAGCGGCATCATGTCGAGGTTGATGGCGTACTGGTCGAGTCGAAGTACGAAACGGCGTTGATTCCTGTCGCGAATGTCGCGCTGGTGGAGACACTGCCGCGATGATCATCGAGGGCGCTCAGGGCGATCTTGTGCGTGTCACGAAGCCACGCGACCCGTGGGGCGCGTATCAGTCGCTTGACGTGCGTACGTTCGCGGGGCAGGCCGTTTCTCCCGAGTCTGCTCTTGCGCTGCCGGCGGTGATGGGCGCGGTTTCGTTGATCTCGGAGCACAACGGGGCGATGCCGCTCGAAGTAATCGACACGAGCTCGTCGAGCGTGGTGCAGGGCGGGTGGATGGCACCGATGCTCAAGCACGCGCCGAACGAGGATCAGAGCGGCGTTGACTTGTGGACGATGGTGTTCGCTCACCTGCTGCTGCGTGGCAACGCGTACCTAGTGAAGCTGCGCGACGCGGACGGCATCATTCGCGAGCTGTACCCGATTCACCCGATGAACGTGAACCCGTATCGCGGTGAGAACGGCCAGAAGCTGTTCCGCGTTCAGGTATATCAGGGCACTGAGTTCATCGAGGTTGACATGACCTCGAGCGATGTGCTGCACATCAAGGGCAAGAGCATCAATGACCCGCTCGTCGGCGAGTCGGTGATCGCGCACGCTCGTAACACGCTGGGTACGCACGCCGCGCAGATCGAGTACCAGGGGCGCGCGTATCAAGACGGCATGCTCGTGAAGGGAATGCTGAGTACCCCTGAACGGAACCTGAACGAGGAAGCCGTGCGCCGCATGAAAGCGCAGTTCCGTTCCGCGTACGGTGGGATTGGTAACTCGCATGACATCGCCGTGCTGCATAGCGGGATGTCGTTTCAGCAGATCGCGATGAGCCCAGAGGATGCACAGTTCATCGAAACGATGAAGTGGTCACATACGCAGGTCGCGACAATCTTCAAGATCCCCGCTAGCCGTCTCAATGGTGATGGCGGGTCAAGCATGCGGTACGCGAACATGCGCGAGGATGACCTGTTCTTTGACAAGCAGGCGTGCCTGCCGCTGCGAGTGATGGTCGAGTCGTCGCTGAACCGTGATCCTGACCTGTTTGGAGCACGGTCACCGTGGGTTCCGCGGTTCAACGAGGCGGAGCAGCTCCGCGCTGATGTGCAGACACGGTTCAACGTGTACCGCATTGAGCGCGAGATTGGTACCTCGAGCCAGAATGACATTCTGCGCGCCGAGGGTCGCCCGCCGATCGGCCCTGAGGGTGACGATTACACACCGCTTGGATCGAGCACGACAGCGCCTCCTGCTGCGTAACTACGGTTTGGTGCGTGCCGCGTGCAGGTATGCGCGATGAACTTGAGCTCTTGGCGATCCGTAGTGGCCTTCCGGTCGATGAGGTAGCGCGGCGAGAGCAGCGCCGAACGTGGACCGGGGCGTTCGTGACACGCGACCCAGACTCGTCGATCGAGGAGCGCGCCGCGAGCGCTGACGAAGCGGCGCGACCTGAGCCCGGGCAGGAACTCAGGCTGTACGGGTACTCGGCTGTGTTCGATCGTGATAGCGAGCTGCTGTACGGGTTCGTTCGTGAGCAGGTGAAGCGTGGCGCTTTCAAGAGCGTCCTGAAGCGTGACGACCTCGACGTTCGGTTGCTGATCAATCACGAGGGCGCGGCTCACGCTCGTACCACGAATGGGACGCTGAAGCTGCGTGAGGATGCGCGTGGTTTGTACCGCGATGCGCTGCTTGACGCGCGCCGGCATGACAGCCGCGATCTGTACTACAGCGTTGAGCGTGGCGATATGAGCCAGTCGTCGTTCGCGTTCACGATCAAGCGCAGCGAATGGCGGTACTGCGATTGTGTGCAGGACCCCAATTACGCCGGTTGTGGCTGTGAGTGGGAGCGCGACATTATCGAGATTGGTGAGCTTCTCGACGACAGCGTAGTTACCTACCCAGCGTACCCGGACGCAACTGCAACGGTCGCTCGCGAAAGCGAGCCATCGGGGGAGCGAAACGCGCCGGCTAGTGACGAGGAGCGACGCGACACGGCCCCCGAAGCGGATACGTCACTGACGCAATCCGTGGGCGACCCCACTAACCGCGCAAGGCGATCACGTCTTGCCCGTATCAAGGGGTCTACCAGTGTCGCAGGCAATTGTGGAGGCGCGCGCAGCCGCGCTTGAGGAGATGGAAGCGCTCGTCGCTAAGGGCGAGGAGCGAGCACTCACGGACGCCGAGTCCGCTCGGTTTGACGAGCTCGAGGCGCAGATCGCGGATCTTGACAAGCGTTCTGCGCTTGCGGAGAAGGCTGCGCAGTACCGCGCATCCCAGCCAGAGGCGGCGATTGTTGACAGCAATCCTGGCGCACGTTCGGTTGCGAAGCCCGCAACTCCGGCCATCGCCGAAGTGCGCGAGAAGTCGCCCTACGGCAAGGACGCGGACGATTCGTGGTTCGCTGACCAGCGCACCGTTCGCGACCGCTTCGCCAGCGACGCCGAGGTCACCGAAGCACGCGAGCGCCTCGCTCGCCACTACGCATCCGTGAAGGATGAGGGTGGCGTCCGTCAGGTCCGTACGCTTTCCACGACCACGGACAGCCAGGGTGGTTACCTCGTCGCTCCTGCTCACCTGCAGGACATGTTCGCTCGTCTGCTCGTGAACGGTGCTACCGTCACGCAGCTCGTGTCGAAGATGCCGCTGCCGGCAAAGACCGACCAGATCAACCTGCCGAAGATGTCGAGCGGTTCTTCGATCGCTCAGCATACGCAGAACAACGACCTGTCGAGCACCGATCCTGCGTTCGGTACCGTCCAGTTCAACGCGTTTCGCTACGGTGGTGCGAACACGATCCCGAACTTCCTGCTTGATCGCTCCATGCCTGGCGTCGACCAGATCGTTCTTTCGGATCTCGGCCGGCAGCTCGCCGCGAAGGTCAACACGGACCTGATCGGTTCTGCCGGTGATGGCCTGACCGCTATTGAGGGTATCCTCTCGGCGGACAGCATCGGTACTGCTACCGCGACGGCTGGTACCGCAACGCTCGGTGATGTGTGGCCGGCGCTCGTGAATGCCATTGCGGACGTGCAGGCTGCGCATTACGCGTCTCCTGATGCGATCGTGATGCACCCGCGGCGTTGGGCGTGGATCCTCGCGCAGCTCGATTCGGAGGATCGTCCGCTCGTCGGTGGTATCAGCCCGATCAACGCGGTTGCGAGCTACGCTGGTGCGGTTGCTCCGCCGGAGGGCGCGGCTGCTGCGGTGCCGGTTGGTTCGGTGCTCGGTATCCCGGTGTACATCGATTCCACGATTCCGACGAACCTCGGTTCGGGTACCGATGAGGATCGGATCATCGTGGGTGTGTTCCGCGAGGCGATGCTGTTCCAGAGCGCTCCGATGTTCGCGGTGAGCACCGAGGCGCAGTTCCTGAAGGACCAGACGCTCGTTCGCGTTACGCAGGACCTTGCGTTTACTGCGGAACGATATCCGGGCGCGTTCTCGGTGGTCTCCGGTACGGCGCTCAACGACGTGGCGTAACCGAGTAGGGATGCCGCCCTGGTGTGGGGGTGGCTCGAGTGGGGAGCGCCGCGTACGCGGGGGTGGCGCGGCGCTCCCCTTTATCCCCCTATTCGCCTCCGCATGAGGAGTTGGGTGTTGTGGCTGACGAGAAGCTGATCGTTGCGCTGAAGCGCGAGCTGGCTGGGCGTGGTCGTCGTGATCCGCAGGCTGGCGAGGAAATCATTCGCGAGCTCGCGGCGCGTGGCGTGAAGGTTGGCGCTGGTGAGCGCGTGGTGGAGAAGCGCGCTGCAGCGAAGAAGAAGGATGAGTAGGGGTGGCTGCGGGCGACCTCACTACGCTCGCTAGCGTTCGCGAGTTCCTTCGCATTACCGATGCTGCTCAGACGAGTAGCGATACGCTGCTCTCGTCGTTCATTACGCAGGCGTCGCGTGCGATTCGTACGCATTGCGGGCAGGAGTTCGCGCCGGAGAATACGGGATCGCTCACGCGCAGCTTTGCGTACTACGGTGGCGGCCGTTTGTTTGTTGCGCCGTACACGCTGAGGAGCGTTACGAGCGTTCAGATCGATACGGACACGGACTCCCCGACGACGCTGACGGAGGACTCGGATTTCTTTGTGTTCCCGCGTGGTGGCGGGTATGACGGTGTGTACGAGCATCTGGAGCTGCGCGGGTTTGAGCCTGCGCGTCGGATGAGTTCGAACGCGATCCGTCCGTGGCGCGAGGTGTCGATCACTGGCACGTGGGGCTTTGATGAGGTTCCTGGTGATGTTGGCGTGGCCGCGAACATGCTGGTTGCTTGGTGGATGCGGCAGCACTCGTCGGTTCCTGGCAACATGCTTGAGGGCGAGGGTGATAGGTACGGGCCGGTTGCGTGGCCGAGTGGTGTACTGAGCCTGCTTGCGCCGTATCGTGTCGTTGGCTTCGGTTACGGCGGCTAGTTGTGGCGCGTGGTCTGCGATTCTCGATTGAGGGGCTTGAAGAGCTTGGCGCTGATATGGGGCGTCTCGCGCATCCGGGGTTGCGTGACGCGATTCGCGAGTCGCTGCGCGGGGCTGGTGGCGAGGCGCTTGCAGCGGAAATGCGTACGCGCGCGCCCCGGCGCTCCGGTGGGTTGATCAGTGGTATCGGGATCCATTCAGGTGCGGCTGGTTCGCGTAGCCAAGACGACGTGCTTGTTGGTTATCAGGGCGGGCTGAGTGGCGGTAACAGGGGTGGGGGCCGGTTCCAGCTTGGTGCGTGGATCGAGTCTGGAACGAAGCCTCATGAGATTCGTGCTCGAGATGGCGGGATGCTGCTTGGTCATCGTGGTGTGTACGCGGAGCGCGTCAGTCATCCCGGTACGCGGGGGCAGCGTGTCGCGGCTCGTTCGATTCGTACTGCTGAGTGGGAGGTCATGGCTGACGTTGTGGACAAGATCAACCAGAAGGTCGGGGGCTCGGCGTGAGTGGTGTTACCGGTCAGACGCTCGCGGCGCGTACCGCGCTGGCGGCAGCGATCACGGCGGGCGGGCTCACGTGCCGCAAGTACGATTCGTGGGATATCGACGCTGGCAACATCGCCACGCTCGGGCTCGCACGGTGGGGCCTGCGCGAAGAGTTTGACCAGGCGTACGGGTTCCGTTCGATCGTTCTGCCGGTGCTGATCTACCAGATCGTTGACGGTGGCGTAGACGCTTCGCTCGGGTATCAGGAAACGAACGTTGAGAAGGTCATCAACGGGCTCGCGCGTGATCGTACGCTGGGCGGGAAAGTGGCAACGTCGAGCGTGGCTGGTCAGGAAGCGACGACGGAGTATTACCGCATTCAGGGTGGTGGTGCGTACAGCATCGCTTCGTTTGACGTTGAGGTATCGCCGTTCCCGAACGTTGGTAGCGTGTAACTACGCCATCGCGCTGTGCTGGCGTGGTTATGACCAGTACCCCCGCGAGCGTGAAGATCACGCTGTTTGGATGTGGGCGCTGGGGAAGCCGCGTTGCTCGCAAGCTCGCGAAGATTCCCGGCGTTCGTCTCGTAGTCGTTGATGAGGACCAGGAACGCGCGCGGCGTCTTGGTGAGTCGCTCGGCTGCGCGCATAGTGGCGACCCGTTTGGTTATCTTGGTGTGACCGGTACGCAGGCGTCGAGCGTTGATGCCGGGTTGGTGGTGATCGCTACGCCTCCTGCTGTGCGTGAGCGGTTGGTGGATGCGGTGCTTGGCGGGTACGGGCTCGCTCCGCGCGCGATTCGCGTTGAGAAGCCCTTGGCTCTGGACACGAAGACCGCCACGCGCATTGCTGCGAAGTGTGATGAGCATGGCGTTGCGCTGAGTGTCGGGTTCACGCTGCTACACGACCCGTTGTATGGCGCAGCGTTTGCGTATCTGCGTGCTGGCAAGCGGCGTGTGCTGCGTGTTGAAGCGGTTCGTATCGGAGCTGCTCCCGAGCATCCGGTGGATCCGATGATCGACGCTGGGATTCACGCCGCCAGTGTCGCTGCATATCTCGACGCGCCAGCTTCGATCATCGCTGAGTACGACGCGCACGCGCGCATCCGTAAAACGTACCTGCATCTAGCGGATGGTGTGGTTGTGGTCGACGAGCTAGACCGGCGGGTTGATACGCCGCATGGAACGATGATCGTCGCGCCTGGCGGTGACGCGCTTGAGGACGAGCTGGAAGCGTGGGTTAGTGGAACGCATCGCGGAACTCCGCGCGTTGCGGTACAGGCGCAGCGCATCATCGAAAACACGAAGCTGGTGGTCGCATGAAGCTCCACGCGATCCTGTGCTGGTACGACGAATCACCAACATGGCTCGCCGGGTGTGTTGCGAGCCTGACGCGTATTGGCGTTGATCATGTCATCGCGGTCGATGGGCGATATCCGCACTTCAAGCCGGGCGCGGCAACGAATAGCCGCCTCGATCAGGTGGATGCGATCACCAGTACAGCGTCCGCTGCCGGGGTGCAAGTCACCGCGCATCGCATTAGTGAGCCGATGCTGGAACCGGAAAAGCGGACGCTTGCATTCCGACTGTTGAACGCAACTGCGAGTAGTGGCGACTGGGTGCTCGTCATCGATGCCGACGAAATGATCGTCGAAGGTAACGAGACCGTTCGCGACGAGCTCGCCGCGGTTGATTCGTCTACGCATGTGGTGGCGTGCAGGATCTCGTGCGCGATCGACCCGTACGCGCGTCCTGAGGACGACAACGGCGTGACAAGCAAAACGCTCGAGCTGTATCAGAAGCATCCAATCAGCGCTGAGTTCGCAAGTCGTCAATCACGGTTCTGGCGTGTGCTGGACGACATGCGTGTTGATGGTACGCACTTCCACTACTCGGGAGTAGACGACGCCGGAGTGCGGTGGAATCTCCGCCCTGACATTGGCACGAAGCATCCGGCTGGTCTGCCCGTCAGTCCGATCGGGTTCTTTGAGCAGCCCGTCACGATTGAGCACCGGAAGAATCATCGTACTACCGAGCGGCGCGCGTTGAAGGTGGCTTACTACACGACCCGTGATGAGCTGGGCTTGGAGCGTGTAACTACCTAGTGCTCGGTGCGCTGCTCGGTTGATGGCATCTGCGGGCGCATCATCCAAGCCGAAGAAAGTCGCCGATGAGCTGGTGACCCTTGAGCTGAACCCTGCTGGCGGGGTTGATGTTCTGGGCGAAGAAACCCCCCCTCTTCTCGTTCTTGGCTGGGAGCGTGATTTCACGCGTGCTGAGGCTGATGCGCTGCTCGCGCTTCGTAACCCGCACGGTGTTCCTGTTTGTCGAGTTGTAGAGGGGAATCACGGTGACACAGACCGTTAGCAATATCGTTCTTCCTGGTCCGTGCCGCGTGTTCATCGCGCCGTACTCCAGTTCTAGCCTTGAGGCGGCTCCTGCGAATAGCGTCGCGTATGGCGATGCGTGGGGTGGTAACTGGGTTGAGGTTGGTTACACCAAGGGTGGCGCGGTTCTGAAGCCGGAAACTGAGCACCTGACGGTCGAGATGGATCAGGTGAACGCGCCGCTCGCTGACTACATCACGGCGCAGCGCGCGATGGTGTCGTTTGCGTGTGGCGAGGCGACGCTCACGAATATCAAGCAGGCGCTTGGTTACGGAACGATCACGAGCGGTTCTACCGAATCGACGCTTGGTGTCAGCGCGACCGATGGCATCCCGACGTATTACACGATCGGATTTGAGCAGTACGCGCCGGGCGCGACCGCTTCGAGCGCGCGGTATCGCCGTCTTGTGGTGTGGAAGGCGCTTCCGAAGACGGAGCTTGAGCTGAAGGCTGACAAGGCTGAGGAGCAGGTTGTCGCGTACAGCTTCGAGGCTCGTTACGAGTCGCAGGCGACCGCTACGGAGCGTCTCTTCAAGATCATCGATCGTGTGACCTGACACGGCTAGGCACTTGTTGTAGGCGACCGCTAGGAGGGCGGCACGGATGACACGGACGTATGACCCGTTTGCGATTGAACGGCCTCGGCTGAGGCTGGGCGAGTTCGGTGAGTGGGAGCTCGGCGAGCTTCATGATGCGCGGCACGCTCGTTTCAAGGAGTGGTACGCGAAGTTCGAGGAGCTGAGTGCTACCGAGGATTCGTCGCTGTCTGATTTCGCTCGTGTGGTTGGCGAGCTGATCGCGGTGAGCTGCATCGATGCTGATGATGCTCCTGACGTTCTTGCGGATCTGTGCGACCCCGAGGTGCATGGTGAGGATGCGCGCGGGCTGCAGACGCTGCAGGGCATTGTGAAGTTCATCGTTGCGTATGTCAGCGGTGAGGAGTCGGCGGGGGAAGGCTGACGCCGGAGGACCAGGTGGCGATCATCGTTCTCCGGCATTGCTACAACATTGACCGTCGTGCTGCCGGGATGCTTCCTGCGTGGGAGCGCGAGTTGCTGGTCAATGGTGGGAAGCAGATCCTTGGGTTGGATAGTGGTGGCGAGGGTCAGGGCGAGTTTACTGCGAGTGAAGTGGCGATTTTGACGACCCCCGGTTTGGGGGCGTAGCGTGGCGAAGACGTATGACTTGCTCGTGAGGGCTCGGGGCGAGACGAAGGACGCCGAGCGCGCAATCAAGCAGCTCCAGGGATCGCTCAAGAGTGCCGGCCGCAAGATGCAGGATGCCGGGCGTCTCGCCACGAAGGCGCTTACCCTGCCGATCCTTGGCGCTGCTGCCGCTTCGGTGAAGCTCGCGTCGGACGCTGGCGAGACCGCATCAAAGATGCAGGTCACGTTCGGTAAGCAGCGCATGGATGCAATCAACAAGCAGCTCGATGCGTTTGCGAAGGCGACGGGTGCGAGCCGGTACGCGTTGCGCGAGCAGACGACTACCATTGGCGCGCTGCTGAAGCCAATGAAGCTCGGTGGGAAGGCGACGGCTGACATGAGTGTGAAGGTCGCGAAGTTGGCGACTGACCTTTCGAGCTTCAATAATGTTCCGGTTGAGGATGCGCTCGATTCGTTGAAGAGCGGCCTGACTGGTGAGACAGAGCCGCTCAAGAAGTTTGGCATCCTCATGAACGAGGCCGCGGTTCAGGCAGAGGCCGTTCGAATGGGTCTCATTAAGAATGGTGAGACGCTCACTGAGCAGCAGAAGGTGCAAGCTCGGTATTCGCTGATCTTGAAGCAGACGACTGACGCGCAGGGTGACGCGGAGCGGACCAGTGGCAGCTTCGCGAATCAGATGAAGGCCACGAAGAACTCGTTGATCGATATTGGTGTGTCGATCGGCCAGATTCTGTTGCCGTACGCGCAGAAGCTGCTGGGTTGGGTGCGTGAGGCGATTGGTTGGTTTCAGGGGTTGTCGCCTCACGCACAGCGTATTGCGATTGTGATTGCTGGTATTGCTGCTGCTGCTGGTCCGTTGGTGTTCATTCTTGGGTCGATGGTGAGTGCGAGCGCGGCGTTGGTTCCGGTGCTTGCAGCGATCACGGGGCCGGCGTTGCTTGTGGCTGCTGGTGTCGCGGCGCTTGGTGTGGCGTTCGTGGCGGCGTATACGAAGAGTGACAAGTTCCGCGCGCAGGTCAATAGCGCGTTTCGTGAGGTTGCGGCGACGGTGCGTGTGTTGGTTGCTCAGATGAGTGCCACGATTCGCGAGTTTGTGGCGACTGCGAAGATCGTGTGGGCGCGGTGGGGCGCTGACATCATGGGTGTCGTTGGGCCGGCTTTGAAGGTCATTGTGACGCTGGTGAAGTTCAACATGGGAATGATCCTTGATCAGATCCGGTTTGGGCTTGCGTTGCTGCGTGGTGATTGGGGTGACGCGTGGGACTTGTTGAAGGGGATGGTGCGGCGCGCGCTGGGTGCTGCTGCTGACGTTGCGCGTAACAGTGGTAAGGCTGTTGTGCGGGCGGTGCGTGGCTTGGGTGACGGCATCGCTGCGTTGAAGGACTATTTTGTGCAGAAGGGTGAGGCGATTGGGCGTGCGATTGCGTCTGGTATCGCGAGTGCTGTGAAGGGCGCTGCGAGCAGTGTTGCAGATGCAGCGAAGGATGTTGCTGATTCCGCGCTCGACAAGATCCTTCCGGGGCGAAGTAGGCGCGGTAAGGGTGTCGCGGCGAGTGGTGTAACGGCGCTTGGTCAGTTGTTTGGGCCGCGTGTTAATGCCGGCCAGGTGATGCGGTATGTGGGCCTTGAGGGTGCGCAGCCGTACTCGGTGTCGCAGAACGCTGATGGTACCGAGACGCTGAATACGAATAAGGCGATCGTTGCGTTTCTTGAGGAGCGCAAGAAGATCAATGAGCTTCAGTTGCGGAAGCGGATCGCGCAGCGTAACGCGATGGTGGCGAAGGTGGCGGCCGCGAAGAAGGCGTACCTTGCTGCGAAGAGGTCGAGGGTTCCGAGCAGCGCTGCGGCGAAGAGGGCGCGGTTGAAGAGGATCCAGAGCGCGTTTAGGACGCTGGTGACGCGTTCTGAGGCTGTGGCCGAGTTGAATGCGGAGATCCTGACGCTTGGTGGGGCGATTGAGGATGACGCTGAGGCGCTCACGCCCCCGGAGATCGATACGGTCGCTGATGCGGTGGCAGGTGAGTCTGATGATGCCGGCGTGTCTACCGCCACTAATACGACGACGGCCTCAACGACTGGCGTGGGCGGCACTGGTGTTTCCGCGTCGCCGCTCACGCAGGGATCGAACTACAACCCGCTGACGCCTACGAGCCAAAGCGCGCTCGGCGCGGTTGCGAGCTCGGTACTCCGTTCGATGGGTGGAACTACCGTGAACCTCATTGCGAACAGTGGTGACCCGGAAGCGATTGCGCATCGGGTGGCGTTCTATCTTGGGTCGAGTCGGCTTCGTGCCGGGGGTGGTTTCTAGTGGCGGGTTATCAGCCTCGTATTGGCACGGATCATGTGTGGTTCAACGGCACGGACGTGCACGACTGGTCGCTCACCACGCAGCTCGGTGTGCGTGTCACGGAGATGCGCGGGTGGGATGAGCGCCCGGATATTCGGGATGTGCGTGAGCTGCGTAGTGGGCAGGATGGCGAGTACGCCGATAACCTTTACCTTGGCGGGCGCACGATAACGATTAGCGGCAAGGTGTATGGATCGTCGTGGGTGGATTTGCAGGCGCGGAAGCGGGCGCTTGCGGCGGTGTTCACGCCGACGAGTAGTGAGGTGTTGCTCAAGGTTCCGGATCCCGCGACCGCGAGCCCTACGGGTGTGTACGCGACGACGGGCATGACGGGGTATGAGCGTGCGAGCGTGCGGGTGATTGAGCCGCTCACGTTTGGTGACATGATCGGTTCGTTTGGTATGCGGTGGCAGGTGTCGCTGCGTGCGTCGGATCCGCGGATTTATTCGGATGTGGAGACGAGTACGGATAGTGGGACGAGTGGTACGGCGGCGCGTACTGTGACGGTTGATCAGGCGGGGACGTATGAGACGCCGACAACAATCACGGTCACAGGCACTACCGGATCTTCGTGGAGCATTCAGAATGCCACGTCTGGCCTAACTCTGTCCATGACAGGTCTCACGCTCGGCGCGTCGGACACAACGGCATTCAGTACCGACGATCGAACAGCCTATCTAGGCGCCTCGTATCAACGCATCCGCACAGTTCAATCAGACATCGTTGCGCTGTGGATGCTGAATGAGACGAGCGGAACTACCGCCGACAACGCGCAGGGAACGGCTACCTACGATGGAACATACACGGGCGGGTTTACGCTGAACCAGTCCGGACCGGCATCGGGCATTGCGAGCGTGGCGCTCAACGGATCGTCTGGTTACGTTCCCGTCTCGTACAATGCCGCGCTTAACCCATCGACGGCCACGGTGGAAATGTGGGTACGGTGGACGAGCGGCGCTGGCGGGCTCGTATCTTCGTACAACGGTGGTACGGGAGACGGATACGTTCTTAACGTTTCCGCTTCTGGTCAGCTCACGGGGACATTTGGTGGTGGGGGTGGATCAACATCATTCTCTAGCACCTACTCGCTTGTCGCGTCGGCGTGGACACACATTGTGCTGACGTATAGCGTCACTGATAAGACGATCAGGCTGTACGCAAACGGTTCGCTTGTTTCGACGCATACACGTGGCAGCACCGTCGCGTCGAACTCCTCGTCGGCATTTTGGATTGGGCGCTCTAGCGGTGGGTTCGACTCTGGGTACTTCAATGGGATGATTGGCCCGGTTTCGCTTTTCAACACGGCTAAGGGCGCGGCTGATATTTCTGCGCTGTACTCGGCTTCTGCAGCTACCAGCACGCTCGGAGCGTATGCATACCTTGACGCCTCGTCTGCGCGCTGGTCAGGGCTCGGCACTGGTAGTGAGACGTTTGTGCTTGCGAGCAGTGGGTTGACGACTGGATCGAAGCTGAATGTCACCTATCGGGATGCGCGCATCTGATGGCACAGTGGCAGTTCATAACGCAGGAGCGGAATGGTTCGCAGATCGCAAATATTGCTGGTCTACGCGATCGACGGATGCTATTCCAGCTCAATCAGCCGCCGATCGTCTCTGCGCGCCTCCGGGTGAATGATCCGCTCGCTCGTCGTGATTCAACGGGTGGGCTCGCGACTGGTCAGTACGAAATGAAGGTATACCGAGACGGCGACGCAATCGAATCGGTGTACCAGCTCGCGAGCACCGGCATGACCGGCACCGCTGACACGATGACGCTCGACCTTGAATGGCGCGGCATCGCAAGCTACCTGCAAGACGCGCTGGTGTACCCGCAAGCAGCGGCGTACTCATCGACGACGCTCCCGTGGACGTGGATCAACACGTTCCAATCCCGCACGGGTGGGTCGTACGGAATCACGCAAGGCACGGTTACGGGCACAGCGCCGACGCGGCAGATCAGCATCCAGCAGGAAGCGGGCCTGTTCGATTCGATCAACAAGCTCGCTACCACGGGTGACGGGTTCGACTGGGCGATCAACACGAGCCGTCAATACGTGGAGTGGCATTCGCAGCGCGGCGAGGATAACGGCATCGTGCTCGAGCCGGGTGTGAACGTCACCGAGTGGAATCTTACGGAGAACACGGGGCCGGGCGAGCTCGTCACTGACCTGCTCGTGAATGGCCCGCCTGGTTCGTTGCAGGTGTCTGCGTCTGATTCCACGGCGCGCGGGTTGTATGGGCGGCGTGAGGCGGCGATCACGCTGTTCTCTGATTACGAGCCATCGGCTGTGTCGACGGGACAGTTGCAGGGGCAGGCGGACGCGGCTATCGCTGGGTTCGTTGCGCCCGTGATCATTCCGCAGATGCGTCTCGTTCGGAACCATCCGAGTATCCCGTGGGGTTCGTACTGGCTTGGTGACATCGTGACGTTCCGGGTGCGTGTCGGGTCGTACGATTTCATCAACCAGCCGTACCGGATCGTGCAGATCGATGTGTCGCTGGATGACAACGATAACGAGACCGTTTCGTTGGGGGTGAATGCGCTGTGAGTGATCCGCAGTTTCCTGATCCGCTTGGTGTGCGTGAGTTGATTGTGCCGGGTGGTACGTCGCATAAGGCTGGGCCGATGCTTGAGGATCGGTTGAAGGCGGTGGAGCGTGGTGCGGCGAATCGTTCGCTTGCGCCTGAATCGTTACTCACGACACGAGGCGACATCATTCGTCGCGGGGCGAGTGCCCCGGAGCGGCTTGCGCTTGGCACGACTGGCAAGGTTCTCGCCAGCGATGGAACAGACGCCACGTATCGAGACCTATCGCTCTACATGAAGCGCCTCGCGTTCCAAGCGCACGGCTTCAAGTTCGGCAGCACGGGAACCGGAACAACCTACATCCTCGGTTCCGACAGCAGCACCACGGTGGCATCACCGCTTTCCAGCGCGACAACGCTCTACACGGTGCCCACCTTCCGCCTTGTAGGAGCCGACTACACGGTTACCGGGAAGACCACGAAGCTTTCCCTCGACTGCTCGATTCTCATCAACGGCACCGCACCCGGCGTGAACGTGACAATCGCCCTTCTTCCGGTGTCTACGGTTGGCGGGGCTGCAAACGCCATGACGATGACGTACGGGTCGGCGGTAGCCTCGACCGTGTTCACGACCCCGGCGACGAATGGGCACTACGCCGCAGTTACGACGATCGATCTGCCCGGCGATGCGCTGTATGTAGCGGCGATGGCATTCTCGGGGAATCAAGCGGCGAACAGCATGGTTGCGGCAACCGCGCGTGCCTACATCAGTTGGACGTGATGACGGGAGTGGTCACTCCAAGCGTCGCGTAACCCGACAACTCCGGGCGTGGGCGCGAACCCATGGAAACTCCCGGCGTAACTACCGGCAGCAACAAGCCGCGCGACACCATGAACGATTCGCGCGCTCCGCACCCCAAAGTCGCAGCCGGAGGAGCAGCAGGCGCCGCAAGCATCGTCATCGTGTACATCGCGAACCAGCTCGGGCTTGACGTTCCAGCAGAGGTCGCGTCCGCGTTCACGGTCCTGCTCGGCACCGCCGCCGCGTACGTCAAGCGAGCCGCGTAATGGCTACCGCTCGCGGTCCATTCCGCCGCGTTCTGCGTCTCGTATCGACGCATCCGAAGCGATACCGCAAGGTATTGGAGTCGATGCACCCGAAGAGCATCGCGGCGCGCGCCGTAACGATCGCGCTGGACGACGTCGGGTACAGCGAAGAGCCCCGCCACAACGTGAACGACAACAAGTACGGGCGCGAGTTCGGAGAGAACTACGTTCCGTGGTGCGGGCTCGCGGTAGCGTCGTGGTGGAAGCGCGCCGGGTTCAATGTGCCGCGCGAACTCGCACTCGAAATCGACTACGTCCCCCGTCTCCTCGAACTCGCACACGGCCGCAAGCACGGACTGTTCCCGGTCGGAAAGAACCGTGTACGTCGCGGCGATGCGGTCGCGTTCGACTTTCCGGGAGGCGCGCGCGCAGATCACGTCGGCCTGTTCATCGGGTGGCTGGACAAGCAGCGCGGCGCATTCGAAACAGTCGAAGGCAACACCTCGAAGCACGGCAGCCAGGCGAATGGTGGTGCGGTCGAAACCAAGATCCGGTACATGCATGAGGTTGCCGGCTTTGTCAGGAAGCGCAAGTGAGCAGCCTGCAGGAGTACATCCTGTCCGCTGCGGCGCTCGTCGTTGCGCTCGGCGTCCTGCACCGTGCTGGCGTGGGGATGTATCGAGCTGCGCGACGGATCGAGGACACGTTCGATCTCGTGCACCGCGAGCTGTTGCCCAATGGCGGCGGAAGCTTGCACGACGCAATCCGGCGTATTGACCAGCGCGTCGAGGTACTCGAGGGGATTGATCGTCGCACTGAGCCGCGCCGCGAATCGGACGCAGCATGAGGCTCGACGAGGCAATCGCAGGGTTCCGTGGCGAGATGCGTCGCAGGAACTTCAAGCCAAACTCGCAGGACCGTTACGGGCGCCAGCTCGACCTATTCGCTGAGCACATTGGGCCCAACGTTGAGGTGGAGAGCATCGGGCCGCGCGAGCTGCGCGCCTATATCGACACGTTCACGCATCAGAAGCCCGCGACGATCGCGCTGGTCTGCACGATCCTGTCGACGTTCTTCAAGCACCTCGCGCTCGACGACGTCATTGACTTCAACCCGATGGACAAGGTGCGCCGCCCGAAGGTGCCGGCGCTGCGTGACCGCGAGCGCACGCGCGTGTCGAGCGAGCAGGTCGAAACGATGCTCGCAGCGTGCGAGAACTGGACCGAACGGCTCTGCCTGAACACGCTCGCATACATGGGCGTTCGACGCACCGCGCTCGCACAGCTGCGGTGGCGCGACATCGACGAAACGAAGTGGACTGCATCGTTCCTCGAGAAGGGCGGCAAGCGGATCACGAAGCCGATCCCGCACGAGCTTCGCAAGGTGTACGCGGCCTACGGGAAGGAGCGTGCCGCGCAGGGCCGCCCCATCCATTCTGACGAGTGGGTCGTCCCCAACCACCGAGAGCTTCCGCTCGACGAGGAACGCAGCCCCCGCATCGTGTACACGACCGTGAAGCGCGTCGCGAATCGATGCGGCATCAAGGCACACGTGCACGCATTCCGAGCAGCGTTCGCGGTGCGGTTCCTGACACAGAACCCCGCGCGTCTCGAAGCGCTCAGGCAGCTCATGGGCCACAACTCGATCAACACCACGCAGGGCTACCTTGACGAACTCGAAGGCGAAGCTGCGATGCGCGTCGTGGAGTCGATGACTTTCAGCACGCGAGAGGATGACGCGGCATGAGCGAAGCGTTCGCTTGCGATATGTGCGACACGCTCGAGGCTGGCAAGCCGGCGCAGCGCATCAGCATCAAGCCCGCTCTGAACACGAGCATTGACCTCGAGATGTGCAGCGGGTGCCTTGTCAGCTTCAACGAGTGGCGTGTGACGCGAGCCCCCGAGCAGGACCGGCCGCGTGCCTGATATCCCCGACCTCATTCGGCACAACTCGCACATTGCTCGCAACCAGATGATCGCTGAGATCCACGCGCACTGGGACGAGATCCAAGCGCTCAGCGTCGAACGCGCCGAGGGCGTGGGAGCGCGCGAGTATGGCACTCGCTCGTTCCACAAGACGCCGTCGATGTTGCGCCGCGAACGGTTCGAGGAGTACGCGGACGCCCTCTTCTACTTCCAGGTCGAACACCGCAATCGGGAGTAACCATGCAGGGACCGACGACCCCCGAGGAACTCGCGCGCGAACTCGCCACGCATGGGAGCTATGCAGGAGTAGCTCGAGCATTCGGGATGCCCGTATCTACGCTGAAGACGCGCGCGTCCAAGTGGACAACACGCGACGTTGACGAGCCCCGCGAAGCGTGGGGCCTCGGCGGCCCCGCCCACCTACGCCTACCAGAGCCACGAAGCGGCACCGATTGGCACGGAGCAGGGATCTTCGACCTCCATGGGCGACATCGCGAGCAGCGCCTCTTCAATGCGGAGCTCTGCGTGATCGAGGAACGCCAGCCTGATTTCGTTGCAATCGGCGGGGATGCGCTGAACTTCGACATCATCAGCCGGTGGCAGGACAAGCAGCTCAAGCGCCTCACGCCACTCGACCTGATCCGCAAGGTGCGCGCCGAGATCGAGGACTTCAAGCGCAACATCCTGCATCCGATTCGCGAAGCAGCTGGCAACGCGGTTGTGTTCATGGTCGAAGGCAACCACGACGATCGGCTCCGCAAGTACCTTAGCGACGACCTGCAGGATGCGTGGGAGGAATCACGTCGCCTACTGGGCGTGGATGACTACCTCGATGGTTACTTCACCAGGGCGGGCGTGTTTGTCGTTCCCGAGTTCCTCGTGCGGCACGGTGACAGTACCGCGCAGAACCCCGCGAAGATCGAGCTCAAGGCGACCGATTGCAGCGGATGGAGTGGTCACGTGCACAACGCGCATCAGTGGATGGAGAAGCCCTACCCGCTGACGGGTCGACGGCTTACGCACACCATCAGCCCCGCTTCCTGCCGACTCGATGCGAACTATGGGTCGGGGAACGCTGGGATCATGCGGTGGCATCAGGGGATGGTGTTCGGCGCGTTCAACGCCCAGCGTCATCACGATCACCACACAGACATCGGCTTGTGGAACGGATCTGACCTGTTGCTCCGCGGCGAGCGGTATCGCTAGTACGCACTCTTGCTCGAGAGCGCTCCGTTGCTGAAACAAAACTGAAACAGGGATGCGATGTCGCCCTTGCGCTGGTAGTAGATGCAGTCGTGCGTGTCCCGGCTTCCAGCTCCGTCGAAGGCGCTGGTGTCGATCTCTGATTCCTGCACGTCGTAGGGATCACCGAGATTCTTTTCAACTGCGCTGCGTCGCGCCCACCAGCGCGGCGGCCTTCTCGACGCTGAGCCCCTTCCGCTTGCGCAGGACGGGGAGCGCGCTGGCGTGCGGCCAGATATCGGTGACGAGGTCATCGCTCATGGTTGGTTAATCGTAGAGGCCACACTATGGCCTTCCGCTGGTGAAGGGTTTGGTAGACACGCACCGTATTCGTGCTGTAGCATCTGCGCGACACTCGCAGGACGTACAGACCGGAGCGCTTCATGAAAACCCTGGCACCAGCAATTCGCGCACATCGCCTTGCGCGTCTCGAGACGCAGGAGGAGTACGCGGCCTTCCTGAACGTCAGCCGCGCGGCCGTGGCCGCTTGGGAGGCGGGGATCCGAACGCCGAGCTTCGCGATGGCGAAGGTGCTGATCGAGAAGGGCGTCAATAAGCAGATCGTGATCGCAGCGGTGTCGGAGCGGGCCGGCGGGGTGGCCGCATGAGCCACTTCTCCGACGCGCACGCCCAGTGGCTCGAGCCACCCGACGCGGGCGACCAGCTCTGCGCGACCTGCCAGCACTCGAACCTCGACAACGCAGCGCACGACCTCGCGGTTCGATGCGAAACGAACCCGCTGATCTGCGTCGGCTGCTGCCTGCACTCCGACACGCCCTGCGCGGAATGCCTTCCCGCTACGGCAGCACCAACCAGCCTCCCAGCAATACCGATGGTTGGTGCTGCCCCTCCCTTTCCGTCGAGCAGCGACCCAACCAATCACGACGTGTTGGTCGGTAGTCAACCGCTGCTCGACGGAGAACCCCTTCCCGCTGGCGATTACCGCGTCGTGGGGATCGAGCTGTGCGCCGGGTGTGACAAGGCGTTCGCGACCGACAATCTCACTCGCGTGCGGAGCGCTCGAGGCGACGAGCTTCGGTGCTGGCCGTGCACGGAGGAACTCCGCGACCTGGGACTGTCGGCGTGAGCGCGGAGCAGGCCGCATGGGCGTACATGGGCTTCCTCGCTGCGTGCGCTGCGTACAGCTACGTCGCGTGCAGCATCCGCGAAAACGAATCGGCCCGCGAATCCGTGGAGGGAAGCCGCGAGCCGAGTAACCAAAACGACACCCAGAGGGGGATCGCCTGATGAGTACCACTATACCACGCGTCTCGTACGTCGAAGCGCAGCGTCTACGCCGGCACATGGTCGAACGGATGGACATCCCAGCTTGGATGGTGACGTGCACGCCGAACGAGGACATCCCGGAACTCAAGCGACGCTTCGAACAGCTTCGGCTCGTGCCCGACGTGGATCGCCGTTCGGAGCTGATCACTGCGATGTTCGATGAGGGGCACTCGCCCGACGAGGTTGCGAGCGTGCTCACGTTCGCAACGCGCACGCTGGTCGAGCCGAGCTCGCTCACGCCGTGGGGTGGAGGCGCGGCATGAACACCACCGAAGCGGACTTATACGAACGCGCGGCCGCGGCCCACCTAGTGATGCAGGTGTTGGTTGCCCGCATGGAGGCTGCGCCTAGTCACGTGTCGCATGTTGCATATGACGAGGCTCGTCACGCATTGGGCTCGCTGACGCGGCTCGAGTTGCTGATGCGCGAGGAGATCGCGGCATGAGTTCGGTCGACCCGCCCGAGGCGCTGCGCCTGGCGTTGCGTGACTACATCGAGTCGCGAGCCATGGATACCGCAGACACGCTACTCAATGCGTCCCTCACCAGGATCGCTGTCTTCGACTTCGAGCAAGAGCTCGCAGACATGGTCGACCGAGAACTGAAGCGGTGGATCCGCGAGGGCGTAACCGCCACATTCCGAGGGGTCCTGAAAGACCCGTCGCTACACGCAACCGCCCTCGAGGTGCTGCGCGACATCGTTGAACGCAAGGGGGAATGATGAGGGATCTACAGTCAGAAACGCTCGGCGCGCTCGGCGCAGCGTTGAGCAAGGCGCAGGCCGAAATGGGCGCGGCGATCAAGGCAGCGTCGGGTCAGATCGGACAGAACCGCAACTACAAGTATGCGGACCTTGCCTCGGTGATGAACGCAGCTTCGGACGCGCTCAAGGAGAACGACCTATCGGTGGTTCAGCGGCCCATGCCCAGCGACAAGGGCGTGTGCGTGCAGACGATGATCCTGCACAAGTCCGGGGAATGGATCAGCGACGGCGGGCTGCACCTGCCGATGCAGAAGATCGATCCGCAGGGTGCAGGTTCGTCGATCACCTACGCGCGCCGGTACGGGCTCGCAGCGATGCTCGGGATCGTGCAGGAGGACGATGACGCGGCCTCCGCAACGGCGATGCAGTCTGCGCCCGCGGTCAGCGCCCCGAAGAACGCCTCCGCGCTTGACGCTGCGTTCGCGAAGGCTGGCCGGGCATGAGCAAGCGACGCGATTGGTTCAAGTGGAAGCTGCGTGCCGGTACGCGCGGCACTATCCGCCGCACAAGCCGCCGCACGGGGAACGGATTCGAGGTGATGGGCGCGTGCGTAGCGATGCTCGACCACGCACGCAGCGCGTCACACTGGACTGAGAATCCCGAGGGCGTATTCACCACCACGATCGAAGACCTCGCCACCGACTACAACACGCCAGAGACGCGCGTCCGCGAGGTTCTCGGGGCGCTCAAGGCGACCGGCTGGATCAATACCTCAACGGACCTCGCGATGGCTGACGCGGAGGAGGACATCCACTTCCGCATCGTGCGCTACCTGGCGTTCAATGACCCGCAGGGATCGAGCACCGACAGGAAGGCTGCCGAGCGAGATAGCGAGCTCATCACGCAAAAAGCGCTCGCATTTCGTTTTCTTATCTCGTCCGACGTTGAGCCCGAGATCATGGCAGAAGCGCTTGATTTGCGGGGAAGTGTCACAACTCGTCACGACGTGGGCGGAAAGTGCACAGAAGAGAAGAGAGAAGAAGAGAAGAGAGAAGAGACGTCAGTTTCGTCGACAAAGATCCGGAAGCCCCGTAAGTCCAAGAAGCTGGTTCGGGTATCAGATCCCGAGCTGGACGCTCGGGTGACTGCCTGCTTCGACTGGTACTGCGATCTGTTCGGAAAGACCGGCGTGTCATCGCTCGCCCTGACGCAGAAGCGTTATGACGCAATCGCCTGGGCTCTTACCGAGTACACGGCAGACCAGATCGCGCAGTGCCTTCGCGGTTACCACACCAGTACGTGGCGCCGGCAGCAGCTCAATCGACACGACATCAGGAAGCTGTTCGAGTCACCTGAGCAGGTCGAAGCTGGCATCGACCTCGCCGTTAGTGCTTCCAACACTGCTGCTGCAGGCGGAGACGAACGGACAACCGCGCTGCTTGAGTTCTACGCGCAGCAGAAGGCGGGTGCGGCATGACCGACACGGTTCAGCATGTCCTTCCGCAGAGCGTGGCTGACGAGGAAGCAATCCTTGGAGCGATGCTGCTGAGCCCGGTGGCGATCGATCGTGCCGAAGCGTGCGGGCTCGAAGCTCGACACTTCGCGCAGCCAGCCAATCGGATCGTGTTTGAGGCGATCCAACGGCTCGTGGAGCGCGGCGACGGTGTCGATGACGTGACCGTCGCTGGCCTGCTGCGGGAGCGTCGTCAGCTCACAGCAGCCGGCGGGCAGGCACGGATCCTGTCGCTTGCCGAGAACTGTCCCGCTGCATCGAACGCTCGCCGGTATGCGTCTACGGTCGTGTCCCAAGCGACGCTGCGCTCCATCGTGGAAGCCGGGCACGCAATCGCTGCGCTCGGCTATGAGCACCCCGATGAGCCGAGCGAGCTCGTTGCTCGTGCTGGTCAGATCGTTGACGACATCGTGGATCGCGGCTCGTCGATCGCGCAGCAGAGCGTGTCGACCGCTGCTGAAGAGCTGATGTCGTTCGTTGAGGCGATGGAGGAGCGGTGGAAGCAGGGCGCTGAGTTCTCTGGTCTCACGACCGGTCTGCGGGCGCTGGACGAGCGAACCGGTGGGCTGCGTGCCGGCGAGCTGACGATCGTTGCGGGTCGCCCGGCGATGGGAAAGAGCGCGCTTGCGGCTGGCATCGCTGAGCACCTGGTCTTTGGGTGCGCTGAGGACGTGTACTCGGTGAATCTCGAGATGCGGGAGCGGCAGCAGATCGGGCGGCTGCTGGCTCGTGCTGGTGCTGTTCCGCTGCGCGCGGTGCGCGGCTTGCCGACCGAGGATGAGGTTGAGCAGGCGTCGGCGTATGCGAATCGGTTGTACGAATCTGCACGCCGGTTGCATATGGATCCAGCGTCGGACTTGACGGTGTCTCAGATTCGGCAGCGTGCGCGGAAGCTGCAGCGGTCGTTGAAGCGTGAGGGCAGGTCCCTTGCCGTGGTTGTGGTCGACTACTTGCAGTTGATTACGCCGCCGGCTGGCGCGTCGAATGAGACGGCTGCGTTGACGCTGATTAGCCGCGGTTTGAAGTCGATGGCGCTCGAGCTGGGCGTGCACGTCATCGCGTTGTCGCAGCTCAATCGTTCGGTTGAGGATCGCACTCCGCCCGTTCCCCGGTTGAGCGACCTGCGCGGCTCTGGGTCGATTGAGCAGGACGCGGACATGGTGCTGTTCCTGTACCGGCCCGAGTACTACCTCGGTGAGAACACCCCGCCCGACATGGTCGGTCAGGCCGAGGTGATCTCCGCGAAGCTCCGCGAGGGCGAAGCAGGTAAGGACGTGCTGCGGTGGGAGGGCAATCGGGTGCGTTTTACGGATTGGAATGGGCCGCAGTTTGTTGCTGGCGGCGGGTCAATGAGCAGGAGGGTAGCGTCGTGAATTACGTCCGACTCAATCAGTATGGTGTGAAAACAAGTGGAGGGCGCGTCGCGCTAACGACCGCCCTCCGTGACCGGAACTCTCAGGAGGAGTCCGATATGCAGAAGCTTAGCGAACGAGTCCCCGACATGGATCGGGTGCAGTGCCCGCAGTGCGGCGCTCCGGGGTTTGCGAGCACGATCCGCGTTGGTGCGTTTCAGGGGCAGTGCGGGTCTCGGTGGTTCGAGCTTGGGGGTATCGAGACGAGTGCTGCGTGCTTGTGGATCGAGTACCAGCGTGACCAGATCGATGAGCTCGCGGCTCGCGTCGCTGAGCTCGACGGTGGGGCGGTGGCGGCATGACGCTTGCACCAGCCCAGCCTATCCCGATCACCCCGCCGCGCAATGGTGGGATCGTTCCGCCGTGGTTGCAGTTGCCGGTCACGCTTCCGGTGCTGCCAACACCCACGGAGCCGCTACCCCCTGTCGTCCTCACCGGGAAGGTGGAATCGTGATGAGCCTACCTGTTTTGACGGAGCGCGAGTTCGACACGATCGATGCGTTCCATACGCTTGATGGTGGTGAGCATTCGCTGCCTGCGCTTGCTGAGCGGATGGGTGTTTCGTACGGGTGTATGGAGCGTCGTATCGGTCGGATGCGGAAGCGTGGGTTGGTGGTGTCTCGTCGTGAGCCGTCGTCGGAGCGGGGTTTTGATCCAGTGTTGGTTCGGGTGAGTGAGCTTGGCGAGTTTTTGTTTGCTCGTGCGTATGACGCGATGTTGGCGGCGTCTTGAGCTCGCGAACCGTCACTCGGGGACTCTGCGCCCCGCGCTAGACCACGATTTTCCTGCAATCACTCAAAGAACGGAGTCCATCCAAATGAAGACCCTGAAGCTCACTAAGAACGATTTCAAGAAGGCCAGTGACGGCTACATGGATTACGTCGGCAAGACCGATGTGTCCGATTACGAGGGGCATATTGAGATAGAAGCGGGCCTTGGCTATACGCGCTTCGAGCGGAGTGTTGTGGCGAAGGGCCGCATCGACATCAAGGCCGGCTCGGGCATCACGGCCGGCTGGGGCATCACGGCCGGCTGGGGCATCACGGCCGGCGAGGGCATCACGGCCGGCTGGGGCATCAAGGCCGGCTGGGGCATCAAGGCCGGCTCGGGCATCAAGGCCGGCTCGGGCATCAAGGCCGGCTGGGGCATCAAGGCCGGCTGGGGCATCAAGGCCGGCTCGGGCATCAAGGCCGGCTGGGGCATCAAGGCCGGCTCGGGCAGCAAGGCCGGCTGGGGCATCAAGGCCGGCTGGGGCATCAAGGCCGGCTCGGGCATCAAGGCCGGCTCGGGCATCACGGCCGGCTGGGGCATCACGGCCGGCGAGGGCATCAAGGCCGGCTCGGGCATCAAGGCCGGCGAGGGCATCAAGGCCGGCTCGGGCATCACGGCCGGCTCGGGCATCACGGCCGGCTCGGGCATCACGGCCGGCTCGGGCATCAAGGCCGGCTGGGGCATCAAGGCCGGCTGGGGCATCAAGGCCGGCTCGGGCATCACGGCCGGCCTAGCAATCACCTGCACCCTCGTCCTGGCATTCACCATCAACGCCTTCGCAGGGACCGCAACATGGAAGCGCACAACCACCGAAGAGCAGACCATTACGTGCGGTCGTCTCGAAGGCGGATCGATCGCGTTCGGGACGCTCGTTGAGAAGGGCTTGCCCGACGAGAAGCCCGCTGTGGATACGAGCGCGCTGCAGGAGCGCTTGATGGCGGCGGAGGCAGAGGTCGCGAGCGTTCGCGAGGCGCTTGCCGAGGCGACGGCATGACCGCGCGCGAAGCTGCACTCCCGGACTCCGAGGTGATCGCATGAGCATCGTCTATCGCTGCGACATCTGCGGTCGTGACAAGAAGCAGCACGGCGCGGATCTGATTCGTGTCATGCACCCCACCAAGACAACGAAGGGCGGGAAGAAGAAGGCGTGGTTCGCGCTCAAGGCTGTTCACCCGACCTACCACTACGGTTCAGCCGATCTCGACGCGTGCGGCCCGTGTACCGCTTCGATCAGCCGCGCGGTGGCAAGCAAGATCCAGGAGCGAATCAATGGATAGGCGCGAAGGAGTCCTCGGTGCACGAGTCGCGATCGTGGGAAGTCGCGACTATCCCAACCTGGGGCGAGTGAAGGAGTACGTGGCTGCCCTTCCTGCCGGCACGACTGTGGTTTCCGGTGGCGCTCGTGGGGTTGATCGAACGGCAGCCGAGGCTGCGCGACTGCACGGCCTCAAGGTGCTGGAGTTCCCGGCCGACTGGCTGCGCCACGGCAAGGCGGCCGGCTACATGCGGAACCGCTTGATCGTGGCGAACGCAGATCGAGTTGTGGCCTTTCAGTACAACGCGTCGCGTGGGACGCAGCACACCATCAACCTAGCCCGCGATGCGGGCCTTGACGTGGAGATTTGGAATGACTGAGCGCGAAGTGACACTCCCGCCGTGCGCCACGTGCGGACTTCCAGACGAGCCCGACGAGCAGGGCCGCGAGTGCCTGTGCATCGTTCGCGCATCCGGAGCGCTCTTGGGCGGAACACATCAGCAGGCGGTGAACGAATACGACGCGCGACAAGTCACGTTCGAGGACCACCACTCCTGCCTCGGTGGTGGATGCGAGGAATGCATCGACCACGGCGCACAGCTTGAGCGCGAACGAATCGACTCGTTGCTGGACGTGCTGATCGGCATTTGGCAGATGGGCAGTTCGATCCACGCGGAGACTGTCTTCGACGTGCTTTGCGAGCTTCGATCAACGATTGAGGAGACGGCTCATGTCTGACGCGCTCCCAGAAACCGCGCTCGAGGAGTGCGAATGCCGCTCTCTCCGCGCAGAAACCAAGCGCCTGCGCGATGCCCTGGCCGACGCGAATCTGGCGCGCGGCAACGCGATTGCGCGTGCGCAGTGCGCGGAGAGGCTGCTCGGCGAAGCGCTGGTAAAGATGGAGGTCGACGCATGAGCCGCGAGTTACCCTACGGTGTCTTCCGGCGTCTCGCCCAGTGGATCACACTGCTTGGCCCCGAGCACGTCGGTACGTGCATCGGCCTAGACGGCGACGGATCCGGCGACTACTGCTGCTGCTACTGCGCGTGCTGCCCGTGCTGGTCGTGGCGATGTTCCACGTGTCGCTGGAGCAAGCCCCTGCTACGCCCGCTCTACCGATTCGCATGGCGGGAGGAGCCTCGTGGCTAGCACCGAGCGACTACTCGATGCTTGCGAGCTCCACGAGGTCGTCCCAGCCCTTGGATCGGAGCAGGTCTACGACCGCCATTTCCACGAGGCGATTGCGGCTCACGGGAACGCCGACCTCGCGGCTCAGGCGCAGCGCAGCGTCGGATGCGGCGGCGACCCAGTCGCTTGTGACGCGCAGGTTGATGGTCGTGTCCTTCGGGCTCATGCACTCAGTGTAGCACGGTGTGGATACAACGTGTTGACAATGACCGATGATGTAGATACGGTGTGGATACATGGCGGACCAGCTCAACCTATTCGCACCACCAGAACCGGAAGCGATCTACGCAGTGCTCACACACGACTGGCAGGACCTCGACGCCCTCTCCGCCTCGAGCGGCGTGAAATGGAATCCGTGGACGGCGGCAACGCGGCTGGTGCGGGAGTACCGCGCGCAGCATCGCGTGATCGACGGGCTTGACCACTACCGACTACCAACGAAGGACCAGGCATGACCGATACGCACACAGAGCCGGAACTCGGGACAATCGACGTGGTGTTCGACGGCCCACCATCCCACGAATCAGGACGCTTCGTGGAAGTTGAAGATGCAGCCGGGCGGAGCATCAGCGTCGGCGAGTGGATCGACCGCGGCGATGGCTTTTGGGCGCTCCGCATCCCCGACCCTCGGCGACCCACGGCGGACGATGTGCGTGCCAAGATGGAGCGTGAGAACTCGTGTCCTCACGGTGGCTACGTGTGGTGTCACGCCTGCGAGGCCCAGCACAAGGATCGAATGCTCGGCAACGCACTGCGGAACGTCGAGCTGGCGGGAGGTGCGTCGTGATCGCCTTCCTCACCGTCTTCCTGATCGTGGCCAACCTCCTGTTCGCCGTGGCCAATATCGCCATGGGGAACTACGGCCAGGCAGCGTTCAATGCGACCGCAGCTCTGGCCCTCACCGCAGTAACGGCGGTGGGCCAATGACCCGCGACTTCATGGACGCATCCGAGCTGCTCGGGCCCATCTACGACGAGCTGCTCGCGGAGCAGGCCGCGTCGTGGGAGGCCGAACCCGACGACGCGCCCTATCAGGACGCAGCGGGATCGGCGCACGGCGGCGGCACCTACACGTTCGCGTGGTGGAAGTGATGTCCGCTGACTTCCTGTGCCACCGTGGCACGGCCCTGCGCAGCATCGAGCTGGCCGGGGGTGCGTCATGAAGGGGACCGACGAGAGGTTCCTGGCCAATGCTCTCCGAGAGGCAACGCGCAAGCTCGACGTGATGTGCGACGGCGCTGACGAAATAGCCAGACGAACGGGCGGAGCCGAGTCGGCGTCCTTGGCCATCGTGTGCAACGCGCTCGCTGTGCTTGCTCACGCCATGGCGACTGACATGGAGGCGTTCTGGCATGCGTGATCGCACCGAGTCGGATTTCGAGGACTCCGCAATCACGGACGGGCTCGTGCGCAGCGCGTGGATCGACGTGGCTGAAGCAGAAAACCGCCTCCGCACGATCTGTCGGCCGAAGGTGCCGACGACCGAGCTTCACTGGGTCGATGAGGCGCTGGCGCAGCTCGCTCAGGCTCGCACGCGCCTCGACATGGCGATCCCGGAGGGGGTGGCTGCTCATGGAGTCTGACCTCTATGAGCACTGCGTGCATTGCGTTGATGGCACGTCGTGTGACGTCCAGCACGAGGTCCCGTGCATCGAATGTCCCGAGTCCGGCTACGAGCCCTTCATGGGGTGCCTGTTCCACGGCAGGGGGCAGGCTGGTGATCCTTGTACTTGTGGTCCGGTTGGTCCGGTCGATAAGTCCGAGGATCCAGAATCAAGCTTCGATGGTCCCCTCCTCGGGGACGTTTTCGACGAGGGTGAAAGCGAGGGGGGTAGCGCCGAGGCCAAGCCGGCGTCCCCCTCGCCAAGCCTCGGACCTGACCTCAAGACGTGCGCGGTCGGCGAAGTAACGATCACACAGCGCGTGGAGGCGCATCGCGTTGATCGCGAGGATCGCTACGGCGTTGATCGGAACGAGCACGAACCGAGCTTTGCGTGCTCCGAGTCAGAGTTCGCGCGCGATGACGAGTTCAAGGCGCTCCAGAAGGCGCATCAGCGCCTCAAGGGACGGTACAAGAAGCTAGAGCGAACCGTGACGCTGAAAGACCAGATCATCAAGACCCGCGAGTTCGAGATATCCGAGCTGAGGAAGGGGCTTCGATGACCAGCAGGAAGGACAGTAGCGTGGATAGTGACCAGCAGAATGCGCCAGCGCGCGAGTTTCGAGCGTACCGCTACGAACAGATATGGGCCTACCTGCCGTGCGAATGCGGCGAGAAGGACTGTGGTGACGCGGAGGCGGTGGACGTGACCGAGCAGGTACGTGCGATGGAGAACGAGCTCGCGCGGCTCCAGGGGCGGACGGTGGTCGCATGACTGACACGCAGGAACCACGACTCGCGTCCACGGACGCCCTGTACTGGGGCGTTGTCGATCGACGTATGCGTCAGGGTGAACGGCTCGGGCAGGCCGTTTTCAACGAGGCCCTGATGCGCTGGCCGGAGATCGCGGAGCGCTACCGGGGAAGCGAGATCGACCCGTTCTACACGAACCGCAACATTCCCGCGTTTCTCGCGGCCGTGGAGGCGTCTCATGAGTAGCCCGTCCGAGCGATCACTCAAGACCTTCCCGCCCACGACACACACCGTGATCGGAATGGACGCAGACGGCACCGGCCGCTACACCCGGTATCGCGGACGCTGCTCCTGCGGGTGGACGAGCAAGAGCGTGGGCAAGTCGAGCATCGGCGCAGCAGCCGACCAGCTCCGCGATCACGTCTCGACCCTGCGCGAGCGTCAGCGAGTGGCCGCGTGGCTCCGAGACGTTGCCCGTGCCTGCGCAGCCGGTGCCGACGCTGATTGCGGCGTCGAGCGGAACATCCTTGAGCAGGTCGCTGACGGAATCGAGATGGGAGAGCACCATGCCTGACACAGAACACACCTTTCCGCCGCATGAGCACGTTCCGACGCTCACCCTCACGGATGACCGGAAGTGGTACACGGTCCGCTGCTCGTGCGACTGGGGCACGGCACGGTACCCGGCACCCGTGAACGACGAATGGAAGCGGTCGTACTGGGAGCACGTTGGGCGCGACCTGTTCGAAGAGCGCCGGCAGCTTCGTGAAGCGATGCGCCAGATGCTCTGTGACATGGCGACCTGCGAGGAGAGCGCGCACCCGTGCATCGCATGGCAGCACGGTGCCGGACGGAAGGCGGCCGAGGCGATGGGAGTGGCGATATGAGCAACGAGGAATCCCTCGTGTCCTGCGCTCGATGCGGCAACCGCATCCCGCCCGCTGGCTTCCATCGATGCGGCGGCGTCGAGGCTGCGAGGTCATGGCCGCTCGCGGAGCGCATCGCCCTGCGCCTGATCCTGTGGAGCGTCCGGCGTCGCGTTCACGACCGGGGCGAGATCCGCGTCAACCTGCAGATCACGGAGACGACACCGATATGAGCACCGAGCAACAGTTGTTGACCCGCGGCGGGGGCAGGGTGGACGCCTCCAAGTGCCGCGACTGTCTCGCGCAGGGCTACACCGTGGGCGAGTGCTGCTGCGACCCAATCCCGCCAATGCGCTCGCTGGACCAGCCCTACTGCGACGAGGACGGCCGCATGATGTGGCTGCTCAAGGAGTGCGACGGCAAGACCCGTCGCCGGCAGGACGCGCTGAGCGAGGCGCAGACCTACGGCGTGTTCGACGACTACACCGACGGTCGATGCCGCACCGTCTGGATGCGGTTCCAGTGGCGCAACGACTGGCTCGGATATGGACCCGGCTGGGGCGTCGAGCCCGTCACCGAGGACCATCCCGAGGCCGTCGAGTTCTGGGAGGTCAAGCACCATGGCGCGTGACATCGAGCAGCAATTCAGTGACCAGATCGAAGGCGATCTCGATCTGCTCTACCGGTGCGCGACCGGCGAGGGCAATCCGTCCTCGTTCTCGATCGAACGGCGACGCCTCGCATACGAGCGGGTGGTGGCCGCGCTCACCGAGGCGAACGACACGCGCCCCGTCGGTTGTTCATCTTGCACCGCGTCTGTCGCGGCTGATGAGAGTGGACGCTGCGTCCCTTGCCAGCAGGCGGGTCCGGAGCATGGGCTCGTGACTCGCTGGTGCGATCAGTGCATGAGCGTCCACCCCGCAGATGATCCGAGTTGCGCCGTTGTCGTGTCGATGGTTCCCCGGTGCCCAACCTGTGGAGGGCACGGCTACGGACCACGAGCGGCATACGACGGACAGCCCTGCCCGCAGTGTCACGGAACCGGGGGAAAGCCGGATATGGCCAAGTCGCGCTCCTGCGGGTGCCTCGTCACAGACAGCGAGTACGACGCCTGCTGCGGGGAGTTGTGTCGGAAGGATCGAGCGGCATGGCGCGAGGAGAGGTTCGCGCCGGTAACGAAATCCGCGCCACTCGACGCCTATCAGGACGAGCGACGGCTTGCCTGCGACCTTGGACTGTGCGAGCAGCACGGATCGAGAACCCCGCGCGAGCATCTCGTGGTACCGAACGGTAACACCGACACGGAAAAGCGCGCCGAAGACACCGAATGTGATCGATCGGTAACACCAGACCACAGGCGGGGACGATTCGGGCAGGAGGTACAACCTCGCGATAACGGCGTCTTAACCTCCACAGGTTATATAGCGCCTGTTAACGCTGACGGGTTATATCGCGAGGATGGACTCGAGGCATCAACCAAAACACCCTGCCCAGACTGCGGCCACTTCCAGGGCGCACACCTAACAGGCGAAGGCTGCAACCGCCGCAACTGCGACTGCCCACGCACCTACAACACCCCAGCCAAGGACGGCAACGAATGAACACCCCGCAACGGCCACTGTGCCAATTGTGCCCATTTTGCCCTGCGTCCGACCACGTATTTACGATGCGTATGCATGGAATACAAAAGCTTCCAAGCTCGATATGCCAGTTCGATTCTGGTCACCCGCTCTACGCAGGAAACCCCTGCAAATAGCGTAGAGCCACCGCTCGAAGCGGATCGCAGCGCAGAGCCAGTGCCCACACGAATGCCCACACAGGCGCTTCGTGGGTTGTACGTCGTCGCGTTGATCTTCGCGCTCACCGCACTCCTGCGCCCCAGCAACGCGGGCGCTGCAATCGCGTCGTGCTACGGCCCCGGCCTATGGGGTAATCACACCGCTAACGGCACGCTCCTCACGCGCTCTACTCTCGGCGCCGCACACAAGACGCTTCCGTTCGGGACGCGCCTCTACGTCCGCTCGGGTGGTGTCACAGCGCGTGTGACGATCATTGATCGAGGACCGTTCGTCGCGGGCCGCACGCTCGACCTGACCGAAGCAACAGCGCGTCAGCTCGGGCATGGATCGTGCGCTTCGTGGGGGCATCGCAATGTGCGGTCATGGAGGGCTCGATGAGCGGCTTCACCGCGCCAGGCGATTTCCCCGTTTTCCCGCAAGCGCCCAAGAATCGCGGAACTACCCGTATGTCGCACGGCGTCAAGCAAACAAGGACGTACGGAGTGCGGCAGTGCGCGTGTGGTGCGCCGCTCAGTCGTTACAACCCGGATGACGAGTGCCGGATCTGCCAAGTACGACGACGAAAGCGGGCGTGATGGGCGAGATCGTGCACATCGAATGCGGAAAGCCGCCCAGTGAGTGTGATTGCCCCGTGTCGATACGTCGCCCGCTGAAGTGCGTGGTGCGGCAGGTAGTGGACGCGGATCGTACGCCGTCTGGGCAGACCACGCCCCCCAAGGGCGTCGCATGAGCAGCCTCACGCGCCTGTTCAAATGCAAGAAGTGTGGTCAGGTGTACCCGATCATTCCGCACTACCCGTACGCCGCCCCGCACGGCCCCAACAGGGATTGTCGTAGCCGCGATTGGATCGACATCACCAACCATCCGGAAGACGCATCGTGAGCTGGACAATCGAGCTGCACGGACGCCTACCAGCCTCAATGAACGAGCGCGAACGCTCGAGCCACTGGACACGGCACCGCGAACTACAAGACATCACCAACGAGATCCTGCTCCTCGCCAAAGCCTCAAAGATCCCCAACGCCACCGGCAAGCGCTGGGTACGCATAACGATCCACAAGGGCCTCCGAAGCCGCGTCACAGACGACCCCGCCAACCGTGACAGCCGCGCCAAAAGCATCCTCGACGCGATGGTCAAAGCCGGCCTCCTGAACGACGACTCCGACAAGTGGCTCGAATGGCGTCACGTCCACGAAGGCGAACGACTCCCCATCAAAAAAACGGTGATCGAACTAGGAGACGCTGCGTGACGGACGACACCAACCATCCCGAAGACCCGTTCGATGCGGAACTCGCAGACGCGATCAGCGAGCACCAAACCGACGAAACAATCCAACGCAACGCGCGCTGCGTCGCGATCTACTACCAGACACTGATCGAGTTCGATGTACCAAGCGATCACGCAACGGAACTGACCTGTCACTGGGCGTCACTCTTGCAGGCCGACGGATGACCCGTATTCTCGTTCGCTGGACAGCGCGGCGTATTCATCCCTGCGTCGCGCATTTCGAAGCACTCACGGGCGTTGACCAGCTCATCATCACTGGGCACACAGAAACGGAGCTCGCGAACATCCTTCCTAGCCTGCTTGAGCAGCACACACCATCAGCGAATACGCCCGTGATGATCGCTCCCGACGATCTCATCGTGTCGCAGTACGCGATGGACGCCGTATTCGAGCATCACGAAGCAACGGGCGTGTTCGCGTGCGGATGGAGCAACGTGGACTTCACGCACCCCATCGCGAACGTCACGCTCAATCCGCCAGCAAAGCCCGAACCGGCAGGACCGGGCGACTACGACTTCCTACCGATCAGCAGCATCGCGTCACGCAGCACGCCATTCGATGTCGGATTCAACGGCATGACACTGCTCACGATGCCAGCGTGGGCGTGGCAAGCACCAGACCTACGCCTCAACCCATGCGGAGAAACCGGTCCCGGCTACGCATCCGACTGGGCACTCTGCCGCCGCATCCACGAAGCGGGCTACACGCTCGTCTGCGTCCCCCAGGCATTCGCCGCGCACATGAAGACCAACTACACCAAGACAGACAACCATGACGCATGGAAGCGCGTGAACGTGCGTGACAAGCGCACCGAATGGAGGCCACACGCATGACCAACCTCGTCACAACCACCACCACCCCCGCACAGATGGCCGACACCATTGTGGAGCGCATCACCAGCGGCACGCTCACGCTCCACGAACTCGCAGAGATCGCAGACGGCGGCCTCACCGTCCAGAACGCATTCGCGCGAGTACGCGTCATCGCAGAACGCCAGATCGCCCAGCAATACCTATTCGACGACACCGAATACCAGCACACCATCGAAACACTCCGCACACGCGGATGGACCACCGCACGAATCAGCGGAGCACGCAAAGCCGCACAACTCGCACTCCTCGACATCGACCAGTACATCGAAGCACACACCGACGCGCACAAAGAAGCCAGCGCAGTAGGCGTCCGCCGCCTCGTACCAGTCGACCACCGCGAAGAACGCAAAAGCATCACCCACACCTACGCCGCCCCCCCAGTAGACGTAGAAATCGCACGCGAGCTCGGCATGCACGAAGCCGACGCGCGCACAGACCTACTCGTCGCCGCCATCAACGAAGCACTACAAACCATGCCCAACCAGCGACACGCATACGTCTGGGCCAAATACCACGGAATCAACGACGACGGAACACTGGGGGACAAGTGGACGTTCGATGGAATCGCGAAGCAGATGCCGGGCGGGGTAGTCACACGGGAGTACGTGGAAAACAGCTACTACCGGGCCTGCACACACGTCTACCGGACAATCAGCGTCGCAGCGCTGAACCGACTCCGGGTAGCGATGAGCAGCCACTAACCGACGCGGAACAAACCGAGCACCTCGAGCAGGGCGGCTACACCGTCCATGCCGACGCTGACGCCGCGATGCTGTACGAGCTGGAGCTATCCGAGTTCGAAGATGCATCACGCCGGCACCGCAAAGCAAAAGCAGGACCAGGAACATCCGAGTCGTGCACCCTGCCATGCGAGCGTGGGATGCCGAAAAGCAACGCGCCCAGCTTGGCGTGGAGTGAGTACCACCAACAGCACACACAAGGCAACGGAGGATTCGATCCATGCAGCCTGATCCGGTAGAGATCGAGACGCTACACCGAAGGTGCAGACCCAACCGGATACAGCATGCCTCTGTGGTCCAAGCCCCTGAAGGCGCGAAGTGCTGCGTTGCCAACTGTGGACGGGACGCCGTCTTCCAGCGATCCTCCTACACGCTCAGCGCGGGATGGACAACCACCGATCTCTGCTACGGCCACGGCTTCGAGCGCTGACATGACCACGCCCGGCCTACCCACACCACCCAAACCCTGCCGCACCTGCGCAACCCCAACCACCAACCAAGGCCAACGCTGCAACACCTGCAAACCCAAACACACCCACACACACAACCAAGCACACGCCTACTACAGCTCGAATGAGTGGCGAGCGCTGCGCCAAATGTGCAGACAGCGTGACTACAACCAGTGTGTCTGCTGTGCAGCATCAAGCGTCAGACTAATGGCGCACCACATCATCCCACGCAAGCGAGGCGGGCCAGATTCACTCGACAACCTCGTAACCCTCTGCCACCGATGCCACTCCAAGATCGAGGCCGGAGACCAACATACATCATCGGCGCTAAGACAACACCTTGCGATCCGACCCAACCAATAGAATCCACACCAAGATGCAGAGCTTTACATGCAAGAGATGTGGCAAAGAATCGGAGCAGAGAACAGGGCGAGGCAGGCCGTGGAGCGTATGCAGGCAGTGCAAGCAGACACTCGGCAGTAACGCATACACGCGCTCAGCCACCCCATGCATTACCTGCACGACCGGAACAGCCCACGGCGGCCACACTAGATGCGCCGGATGCAGAGCCAAGACGCGAGACACAAAGCTGGTGACCGAAGCGAAGACACTCATCAAGAAGGCCAAGGCAAAGCAGCGCGAACGCGCAGCATGGATCTACCTCGAAGCCAGGTGTAACACGTGCCAAAGCGCCATGTGGCTGGACTCGCACGCAGTAAACAGAAAGCAGCGACACTGCAGCATGTACCGCTGCACCCAACAAAGACGCAGAACGTCAGACAACTACAGGGACGCTCTCAACATCAAGAACACCAGACGTAGAATCGCAATGATGAGCGGCGACGCCATCAAGAAGTCGGAAGTCTGGGCGCGCGATGCCGGAACCTGCCACATATGCGCAAAGCCATGCG